GAGTGGCTAGATTAGCTACTTCTGTACCATCTGGACTCTGTGGCCTCATTATTGTACCTACTTGTGAACCTGCACCACCAATATCACTTGTATCTTGGTTAGCACTACCTGCTGTGGCGTCCATCTCATCACCTGCTCCACTATATTCGTCCCGAGTATCATCAGCACCGGTATCCCAGCCACCTGCAGGAACACCAGTTGGTCCAGTTCCAGAACCTTCGGCGTCTGTTCTACTAACTTCTGCATCTACTTGCGCCGCGGCGTATTCAGGACTAGTGTCTGATCCTTTTTTAACTTCTTTCCATCTGCCACCTTTACCAGCTGTTTTAACTTGGGAACTTAACTCTTTCCTACCCAGGGCGGCCATATCGTCGGGCAATCCTAAATGCGTATCTTTGCCATCTATTTTTAATTTAACTGTCATACCGCCATCTTCATCGTTTGTTCGAAGGCCGCTTCCGCTTCTTATTCTTCGTAGGGCTCGACCGATGTTTTCGTCGCTAATGCCAGGGTTGGTTTGTTTTAGATGGTTAATAAGATCGTTATAAACGTCCTCATTTAAACCAATAAACTGTTTTGTTATAATATTTTCAATTTTCATGGTGATGTCTCAATAATATATTTAATATATTTATCTACTACCGCCGGAATATTCAGTCGCAAACCCATGTTCTACAAGGTAGTTATTAAGATTTACATCATCTATTATAATTTCACCTAGTAATCTACCATACTTTCCTTTTTTATCTAAGTATGTTTTAATAACAATGGTAGATCCTACTGGACACATTTCTTGCACTTTTGCTTTAGCGGCGAGTCCTTTTTCTTTTTCTACTAAATCACGAGTTCTACTTTCAGGAGCATCAATACCCAACAAACGGACTCGTTGCTTTTTAAGTATAATACTAAATCCTAAATCAATATTAACATCTATTGTGTCACCATCTACAACACGATCTATTGTTGCAGGGTATTCATACATTATTTTCCCTGCCCTTTATATTTTTCCAACAACGTTTTTTATGTTTATTTGTAGGGCGTGATCTTGTACTATTCCCTATAGATGTTATCTTTTTAACATAAATTCTCTTTTGAAATCCTAATCTTGTTGCCATAATTAATTCCTATGATGGGCCTGGACGTGGAGATAAAGTATTTGTTCCTGTCACGCCCGCTTTATTTTGTAATGCGTTATCAAATGCCGCGCCGTCTGCTAATGCTTTAGTAGCACCAGATAAACAATTTCCCAATGCTTTCTTAATTTCTGGATTATTCATCTTAGCTGATAATGAAGATGCAAAACCTTGTAATGCACCTTGACTTTGTATTTTTTTAGCTGCCTCTGACATTTGTAAACTCAAATCTTTCATTGTAGCATTTTCTTTTTCCATTATTGAAGTAATGTCTCCAGCTGCTGTCTCCATTGCCGAACTTGCGGCGTTTGCGGCCGCTTCAGCATCTGGTATTAATTTAGTTAATACTGCTTGTAAAGATGTTTGATCAGCTGCGCCAGTTCCAAGTTCTACTTCAGCCGCGCCTGGTCCTGTTATTGTTTCACCAGTATCACTAGATGCTGAAACTTCACTCCAATCTCCATTACAAGCATTTGCTATATCTGAAAAAACTGTTGTACTAATACCACTCATAGAAGTTTGATAAGTTGTTAAAGCGGCATCCATTGGGCCATCTTTACCCATTGCTGATCCCATAACATCTTTAAATGTTTTTTCACCATTGGCACCACTACCACCACCAAACTGTGATGTTAATTTAGTTGCTGTTTCTGCCGTTACTTTTGCTGTGCCAGCTGGGAAATGTGGATTACCAGTAGCACTTAAATCTTTAACTACTGTTCCCATATCACTAGCAGTTTTTAATTGTCCAAAATCACTGCCGAAATCTTTAGTCATTGCTGAAAAATCGTCTACAGCACCACCAGATGCTTTTCTGTAATCCATTATATCACTGCCTGATGATATTGTAGCATTTGGTGTTTTTAATACTGTTTTCATTTCTGATAATGCTTTAGGACTTTTAAGTGATGATAGAACAGAAGTTGCTTGTGTTGCTGTAAGACTATCTGTATCTAAACTACCATGAGTTGCCATAAAAGCAGTTTTTGCTTCTAATGAATTGCCTGTTATAAGTTTGTCAACAACATCAACTGGATTTTGATCAAGAGGCATTTCTCCTAATTTTGCTAAATTTGCTCCTGATGTTGCACCATTAAAACCACTTTCAGGACCACCTTCCATCATTGGGCCAAACTGTCCTGCTACTTTAGCAAGAGGTGAAGATACTGTTTCTGTAGCACCTACTTTTGCGGCATGCATTGCTTGAGCAGACTGTTCCATTGCTTGTTCCATTTGCCCAAAATTTTCAACAAACTTTGATGGATCACCACCACCAAGTATTTTATCTGTATGTGCTTGAACGGAGTCCATTAAAGTCCCGCCATCTCCCATACTGCCGCCAGCAATTTTACTAGCTATTGATTTTAATTTATCCGCTTGAGCAGATGGTATACCAAACATACCACCTTCTTGTCCGGTTGCTTCTAAATTAGCAACAGCATCTACCATATCTTTAGCGGCTTTTTGAACTGGTGATGATTTTATAGCATCCAATAATGCTTTAGTAGTTTCTGGCATTGCCAAACCATTACCTTCCATCATTTCTGCCAATGCTTCAGATTCTAAACATTTTTCTCCAACTTCGCAACTGCCTTGTGCGCCTACACCGCCATCTTCATAAATACTTTCACCACCTGGCATATTTTACTCTCCTATAATAACGTCTTCACTACCGACAGCGCGTGGATGGCCACAAGTATCGTAGTCAACTTTAGTTCGCAATGCTGGTTTTCCCTCTATAATAACTGACTTACATGTTGATACAGTTATAGCCCTACAATGTGAAGAGACTGGCACCCAGCAAGGAGAATGTGGCTCAACACGCATTTGAGGTATGCCTGCTTTTCGTCCATTTATTATAACAGATTCAGCACCGCCTTGAGCGACGCCACCTGCTGAATTAGGGTCTTTGTCCCGCTGTGCTTTCCATGCCATAGTATTATTTATTTAACTTGGCATAGCAAGACCAGTAGTTCCTTGAATATACTGGTCAGACATTTCTTTTCTTGTTGTGGCAATTACTAAACAATTATGTTTGGAAATAGTTACTTTACTATTCATATCCATTGTTAACATAAATTGAGTAATACCTACACCTTGTGGTCCTATTTGTAGAGACATTGGTTTGTCTACTGTAATATCAGTATCTGTCTCTTCTTCAAATCTAGCAACTAATTCTTCACCAGTTACTAATTTAATTGATATAATATCACCTTTTTTATGATTGAGTTCGATTAACATCCATACTTTCCTTAAAAATTCTAATAGCACTATAACATATTAATAGTCCTATACCACCACCAATTACAATATCTGGTATATTGCTTTGTGTTAACCCTACTAACAAACCAGCAATTATAATACCAACACTTGATATAGCATCATTTCTACAACAGATATAAGCACTCTTTAGATTAATATCTTTATTTTTATAATATAACAATAATACAGCAGATGCTACATTACCTATTAATACAAAAATTCCTACTAATGTGATAGGTGTAGCACTAGGCACGTATCCTGTCATTGCATTTTGTACAACATACCATAGTGCGAGTATTCCAAATCCACACATTACTATTGCTTTTAATAATGCTACTTTTGCTTTAACCCGTATAGTAGAACCCATAACAAATAGGCTACCTAATAGAATTAAGGCATCACCAATATTATGAGCACTGTCACCAAGTAAACTAGCAGAATGAGATAATACACCAAAGTATAACTCTACAACAAACATCAACGCATTAATTAAAAAACATATAATTAAAGCATTGCGTTCACATGCGCCACATTCTTCTAAATCATGACAGTCGTCGTCTAAACATATTCGAAACATTATCCCAGTAGCAGAGTGTCTGGTGTCTCCACTAATCCATTAAATCCGCCTTCTACTAATTGATCATTAATATAAATTTGTGGAACAGTTCTGTGTCCTTGTTCCAAAATCCATTCTCGCGCTTCTGAATCGTGTTCGATATTTACTTCTTCATACTTTATATTTTTTGATTCTAGATAATTCTTTGCTCTCACGCAAAAAGCGCAAGAGTTTTTACTGTAAATCTTAATCATACTAATCCTTTCCAGTCTTTACTATGATCTACTTTATGACAACTACAACTACAATCATCACATGTACAAATACCTGTTTCATCACATTTGCAATCTAGATTGGTGCATCCACAATCCTTTTCATCCATCATATCTCACATCCCCCGGCCACGCAAGCCAATTCTTGACTACTTGTAGTCATATCTTGTTGTTCATATTCACTTAAAGTCGCCCAACTTACATTTTTAGGCATACTTTGCATTGCTTGTTCATACTGTTCTTTAGTACAATCTTGGTATGGTGCTTGTCTATAAGTGTGATCACTAAATGGTAAAAAGGATACACCAGACATTTGATCAAAATGCTCATAAACCCACGCTCCGACCTCCAACCACTCGTGTTCTTTGACACTAATTGTTACTGAGGGTTTATGTTCACACCAATAATCCTGGTAAACTTTCCATAACTCTAATTGTTCTATTGCTGTCATATCTTTTCTGTAAACACCATACTGTGGTCCTTTCATTGGAAAGGAAAATACTACAGTATGTTCTGGTTTTGTTACATCATCTTCTACAGGAAACCCTGCTTCTGTCATCATTTTTGCTAATGGATCTTTTTTATCTGCACGTACTGTTCGAATGTAATATTGATTATGTCTTGCATGTATTCCGCTTGCACTATCTACTAATTGACTTACTGTACCTGATGGTTTAACACAAGTAATTGCAACAGATTGATTAATGCCAAGTCTTTTTGCCCAGTCTTTATTAGTAGCAACAGCAATTTTTTTAAGTTCTGTGAGTAATTCCTCTAAACCTTTCTTTTTACCATTTGTTAATGGGTTATCCATAATACCTGTTAAAGAAACACCCAATAAACGCTCTTCATCACAATTTTGCAACCATCTCTTATTAAGATACCTAAAATTAGTAAGTGTTGATTGAAATGTTCCTAAAATAGTTGCATTAATAACTTTTTCTTTCAATGTATCAAAAGTGTCATTTGGACGAATTACTACTTCAGATAAATTACAAAATTCTTCTGATCTTAAAATAATTTCACTGCAAGGGTTGGTGCCAAAATTATGATTTGGATCTCTACGTTCATTTTTACCTGCTTGTTCTTTAGCGGCACGTCTGTTAAATATGCCACGCTCACCGGATTTGGATTCATAGAGAGATTTCCATTCTTCCATAAAAATACCAATATCAGGACGTTCAGTGTAACAAGCAGAATTATTTGCTAATGCTCGCTGAGTGTGTGTTTCCCACCACTGGCCTGATTTTGCTAAACGCATTCTGTCATCACTTAAATTAGATAAACTAATTAACGCAGAACGCCGCACACCACCTACTACTACTATCTCCGCAATTTTACAAGTAATATCGTGACACTCTAAAGATGTTAATCTACGACCTGCGGCGCCTTTAAAAATATCTACACAAAAATTAAATAAGTCCTCTAAAGGTTCTGGACCTGATGCTCTACCACCAAATGTTTTTAACGGTGAACCTGCGGCTCTAACTCGTGATAAATCCCATACTGGAATTTGTCCGCCATACAATAGATGAACTAATTCTTTGAGTGCTTTGGCCCAACCCAACTTAGAGTCACTTACTACAATAGTAGTTTCTGTTGGATAAAAATCATCAGCAACACGTGGCATCTCATTAATCATTTGACGCTCAACACTAAAACCAACACCAGTGCCATTCATTAAAATGTAAAGTATTTCATCAAATGCACGTGGATTATCTATTGCTACAAATGAACAATTATAACCTGCTACATTTTCTCGTTTTAATGCATCACCTGCTGTCATAAGACAACGCATTGAAGGCATTATTTCTAAACCTAATACAGAGTCTTGTAGTTTTTCTTTAAGATCTTTTGACAGTGAATAATTACATGTTTCCTTTAAGTGCTCTGCGAAAAAACTAAAGTATCTACTTACGGTTTCTTCCCATGTTTCTCGTCGATTGTCTTCATAACGGTAACGAGAATATCTTGATAAATGAATGTATTGTTGGTATAGGGAGGGTAATTGATTATCTGCCATAGTTGAATCCTTAGTTATTATGTCTATTATACAGTAAAGCGTAATGAATGTCACGCCTTATATGTATATATCGAGAAAATGATATTTGAAGTATTTACCTGGTCTGTAGCCAGATTATCCACGTGTTTAACATTTACTAATATTAACTTCTAGGTATTTTAATTAATGATTTCTATTGCGTTTACAAATGAAGCTGTTGAGCCTGTGTTGGTAGTCGTGTACTTCAGCGTTGCAATACCACCACTATGTGTAACTGTAAATGAAACTCCAGTAGCGGCTGTTTCTTCATATTCATCACTAATACTTGATGCACCTGATTTAATTGCCATCTCTAAAGTACCTACTCTAGACTCTGCACCACGTATAATTTTATAAGAAATTTTAACATTTTTTATTGATGCTTCAGAAAATGTAAGTCCTGTCGTAACAGCCGTTTGATTATCTGCTAAAGTTATTGTAGAAGGAATACGTGCTTCATGTTTACCCCATACTTGTTTTTCATTAGGTATGTTATAATAAACATCAGCGTTATTTGTAGCGATCCTGTCAAATGTTCCTGTATCACCATCTGGACGTTTAAAGTTATCTGAAATACTTGTACAATTAGATACATTTGAACTTGAATAATTAATTACATCAGCAACAGCACTAGCAGTACCATCACCTGAATTATTATTGCCTACATCATCAAACGTATTGCCAACTGAATAAATGCCTGATCCATAATCTACATCAATAGCATTATAATCTATATCTCGGAATAATGAACCCATAATCTTAAAACTTGTAGGACCAGTACCTGAAGATGTTGATTCACCTAACCAAAATGCTTTATACGCAACATCAAAATTACAATTTGTAAAGTTAAAACCTTCAATATTATCATTTGAATATATACCAATTGGAACACCTAAAAATTGACAATTATTAAATGTAATATTGCGTGATTTTAAAGCATTTGTTTGCGTAACTTTTACAGCGGCTGGTCGGTCAGTACTATTTAAACCATCACCATTAACATATGTACCCATAAACGCAACATTTTCAAAATATGAATTAAGTGTTGAATCTATTTGAATACAGTCTTGTAATAAATCTGTTGTATCTGTTGTTTTGATACATAAATTACTAACTACTAAACTCTGCGGTTGTGTAGCACTATTATTACCAATATTTGGTGATATTTGATTTTTAGAATCTGCTGTACGCATTACGCAACTATCATGTCCTGCTGTTGTTGACGACGTAATGGTTACAGTCGGTGCGCCTGTATATCCTGACCCACCACTTACTATTTCAATTGCAGTAACTATACCAGCAGTAATTGTTGCTGTCGCTGTGGCACTACCACCGCCACCTCCAGTAATTGTTACTACTGGAGCAGTAGCATAACCTGCACCCCCTGCCGAAATAGTAATGTCTGATGTTTGCAAGGCATTACCAGCT